GAATGGTCAACATCTATTGCAGATGGTGGCGCAGCAGCTGGAATCTCAAATGAGGTAGGTGGAGCAGTAACTTTAACATCTGCTAACACTACAGATAACAATGGTTTAGCTTTAGTAAAAACTCAAAACAGTTTTCAAGCTGTTGCTGAGACTAAGGACAGCACAGGAGCAATCACTAACCCAGGCACAGTAATTTGGTACGAAGCAAGAATTAAAAATAATGATGCTAACGCCACTGACTATGGAACTGGATTAGTTGAAACTTTTACTGGAACTTCAGGATGGAGATCTGCAAACAGAATTTCTATTGAATCTAATAATGGTGAACAGTTTTACAGATTTGTAACTAAAAATGCTTCAGGAACAAATCAAGTTCAACACACTACACACACTATTGTAGATGACCAATATGATACTGTTGGTTTTAGATGTGACAGAGCAGGAAAAGTTGAGTTTTTTGTAAACAGAGTTTTAGCAGCTACTGTTACAGCAAACATCAATACTGATGATATGCAAATGTTTGCAGCTTCAGTATCAGCTTCTGCATCTGGACAGAGAGTAACAACATTAGACTATATCAGTACAACTCAGAACAGAAATGCTTCTGAATTAATCGGTAAAATCTAATAATTAATAGGTGCTCCTTCGGGAGCACCAAATAAAGGAGTAAATTATGGCAGGTGGAGGATCATTCACAAGTGACCAGAGTAGTACGAGGATAGCATCTACAGGACAGGTAAAAACTGTGTCTGGAGGATCAACGGATTTGGGACCATGCAGAATTACTTATATTCAAGCAAAAGGTTCAGGAGCTTTTGCTACTGATGCATCAGTTATATTAAGAGATAGCACTGGTGCCGGTGGTAAAATTTTGTTCGAAGGACATTTTAAGCAGGAAGGTTTAGATATCTATTTACCCGGTAGTGGTATTAGATTTAAAACTGCAGTGCACGCAACAATGTCTAATACTGGTTCACTTACATTAGTATATACTTAATAGTTATGAATAAATCTGGTTTAGAGATTTTAGGATTTAAACGTGGTGGAGATGTAATGCCACCACGTAATAAAAAAAATTTTAGACCAACTGAAAAAGGGGCTGGTATGACAGCTGCAGGAGTAGCTGCATATAGACGAGCTAATCCTGGCTCAAAATTAAAAACAGCAGTTACTGGCAAAGTTAAGCCTGGGTCAAAAGACGCAAAGAGACGTAAATCATTTTGTGCTAGAAGTGCAGGACAAATGAAAAAATTCCCTAAAGCAGCAAAAGATCCTAACTCTAGACTAAGACAAGCTAGGAGAAGATGGAAATGTTAAATGGCATATCTAAACGCAAATATACCTCCCATATATTGTAAAGTAAGAAAGGAATATCTTTATGATATGGATAAAAAATATAATAAAGAATCTTTTGACTGTGTTATCTTTGGGCTCACGTCAATCTCAGGGCGCGCTATCTTATTTAATATCATGCTTACAAACGGTGCGTGTTATTGGAGGTTGCCTATCTCAGCGTTTTTCCAAAAACAATTTAGTAGAACCGAAGTGCCAGATATGTGTTTACACGAGTTGGAATTGTGGAACAGTTTTAGTTATTGGCCTAGTATTCACTGCTTTGATTGGCTGGATGGCCTAAATGGCAAATATTTGGGAGTTAATAAAAAATTTTATCACGGACAATATTTATTCACTGTTGATTGGGGTCATCCTGATACCAATATTATTGACGTGGAACATTCTGAAATTCCTCAAGAACATAAGTGTGCGCATATATTGGCTCTTACTAACGGTAATTATGCAGCTCAGCCTAATAACCGTATTTTGTGGCATGTTACTAGTTACACTACTGATAACTCTTGGCCAGACTATAAAGTCCAAAATACTTACTGGGATGCAGAAGACACTAGATACGTAACTGAAGATAGTGATAAGATGTTTTATCAAATGGAGAAAAAAAAATGAAGAAAATTTTAAAAGATATTTGGCATCACTTATGTTGGCCATTTAGAAAGATAAAAAATTTTATTAAATCAAGGTAATTTATGGAGAGTACCAAGATGAATTATTATTTTACAGGTTTGTTAATAATAATGTTGGTAATATTGGCTCTGTGTGGAGGACCAAATGCCTATTAAAAAACCACTGAATATATCAGAGGAAGCAGCCGTACAAATGCCGATGAAAACGGTTGCTAGTTTGATAATAATTGTAGCTCTTGGAACAATGGGCTACTTCCAGATTGTAGAAAGATTAAACATAGCAGATACTCGTATACAATTAATGGAAAAAGATTTAGAAGAGAATACAGAGTTTAGAATAAAATGGCCACGTGGACAACTAGGTTCATTACCCGCTGATTCAGAACAATTTATGATGATCGAAGATCTTTATAAGTCCACCGACAAGTTAAACAAACATATAGAGTCCATGGCATTAAACAAAGTTAATATTGAGTTTCTACGTAAACAAATGGATAAAGTTTTAGAAGACATCGAAAAACTAAAAGATGCAAACAGAGAATTTAAATACACAAACGGTAACGGACAATGATAGAAACGGTAGTAGCCCTGCTCATGTTTTGGGATGGAGAAATCAAAGAACACCGTATTCAGGATAACATGGCTGCATGTTTACGTGCACGTAGAGTAGCAGAACGTGATTTTAATCCAAACATATCTTACAAATGCATACGTAGTGAAGCAGAAACAGAGGTCTATATGGGTGAAAAAAGTATTAAAAAAATACATTTAAAATAATGAAATTATCACGTAACTTTAGTTTAGCAGAACTTATTAAATCTGATACAGCCATTAGATTGGGTATAGATAATAATCCTAATGCAGATCAAATAGAAAAATTAAAACTACTTTGTGAAAATATTTTACAACCAGTTCGTGACCATTTTGGTAGGGTTACAGTGACAAGCTGCTTTCGCTCCCCTGAGTTATGTGTAGCTATCGGCAGTAGTTTGACTTCACAACATACCAAGGCTGAGGCGGTTGATTTTGAATGTTTAGGCACGAGCAATGCTGAAGTCTTTGACTGGATTAAAGCAAATTTAGATTGGGATCAAATGATACTTGAGTTTTACACTCCTGGTGAACCTAACAGCGGGTGGGTTCACTGTAGCTGGGTTGCTGAAAACCCACGTAAACAATTATTAAGAGCGTACAAAGAAGAAGGTAAAACTAAATACAAACCCATTATAGGAAATGCCACGGATATTGGGTAATCCAATAGCAAAAAATCTTAGGTCTAGATTATACAAATTAAAGGTGGTATTATCTAAGAAGTTGTACAACCGGAAAAAGGTGAAACATAACGATCACAAAGCCCGGGCTAAAAAGGAGGAGTAATGCCACTAAATAAAAAAGGTAAAAAAATAATGAGATCTATGAAAGATCAATATGGTGAAAAAGAAGGTAAAGCCGTATTCTATGCTTCTAAAAATAAAGGCACTATAAAAGGTGTTGAGAAGAAAGTTGTTAAAGCTGCAATGGGCAGAGCACAATTTAGTGAAACAACATCAAAAGCTCCAGGTACAAGAATAAAACCAGAGCCTTACATTGGTTCATACATAAAATCAGAAATAGACGGTAAATATATATCAAATAAAAGTTATGAAAGTTACTATGGTGATATGTTGAAAGGATTTAAATAATGGCTAGAGATACATCAGGACCTAAAAGAATAGGATTACAAATGCCAAAATTTGTAAAAAGAGCAATAGGAAATGATCCTAAAAGATTAAAAAGAGCTTTAGAAATACTAAAAAGAAAAAAACAACTTAAATTTCCTGGTATGAAAAAAGGTAAATCTATAACTATCAAACCAGTAGGTATGGTGTTTAAAGTTGAAAAAAAATTAGCTGGGGGTTTACTCAAAACAGGTATCAAAGCTGCTGTAAGATCTGAGCCATTTAAAAAAGCTAGAAAAAAAATCATAAAGAGAATTAATAAAGTTTATGATCCAAAAATTGAAAAAAGCACTGGTATAGAAAAAAAAGAAATGAAAGCATTAAAAAAACTAGATATTCAAAGAGCTAAATCAAGTGAATTATTTAATATGACTGAGTATGTTTTAAGAAAATCTAGAAAAGCAGGAAGAAGAGATGCTACTAGAATTATGAGAAAATCTAGAAGAGCATTAGTTGATTATATTAAAAATCAAAAAGATAAAGCTACAGCAATGTTTGATAAAAAATTTGGTAAAGGGAGAAAAAGAGTAAAATTAAATTCAAAAGGTGGTATTCAACAAGTTGCTAACAAATTAAAAAAAGCATCAAAAGCACATGCAGCGCAGGCAGAAACTTTAGAAAAAATTGCAAAAAAAAGTAAAGGTGGCATGACAGATTATTATAAGGATATTTTATAATGGGAACATCAGGAACTACAAATTTTAATCTTAACATAGATGATATAATTCAAGAGGGATATCAAAGATGTTCAATTAGAACTAATTCTGGTTATGACCTCAGATCTGCAAGGACAAGTTTAAATTTATTATTTGCAGAGTGGGGTAATAGAGGCATTCATTTATGGAAAGTTGAATTAAATGAAAATGCACTTGTTTCTGGACAAGCAGAATACACGGTAAATTCAGATGTGAGCGATGTTTTAGAGGCTTTCATTTCTTCAAGTTCCATAAGTGCTGAAAGTTCAACAACTCAAGATGTGTCATTAACTAAAATTGATAGGTCTACTTATGCTGCACTACCTAATAAATTAAATACAGGCACATCATCTCAATACTATGTTGAAAGACTGATAACACCTAAAATTTATCTATATCAAGCCCCAGATCTTAATACATATACACATCTTAAGTATTATGTAATTAAAAGAATTGAAGATGCAGGAGTTTACACTAACCAAGCTGATGTAGCTTTTAGATTTTTACCATGCATGTGTGCTGGATTAGCATATTACTTAGCAATGAAAGTTGCTCCGCAATTAGTACAACAAAATAAGTTAATTTATGAAGATGAATTGAAAAGAGCTTTAGATGAGGATGGTCAAAGAACTTCTACATTCTTAACACCACAATCATTCTACCCTACAACAGGAGGAGTGTAATATGGCTAAGTATGCTACAGGTAAATATGCAAAAGCTATATCTGATAGATCTGGTATGGAGTTTCCATATAAAGAAATGCTTAAAGAATGGAATGGTTCATTGGTTCACATATCAGAATTTGAACCTAAACAGCCACAAATCAGAAGAAGAAGGACTAGCGCAGATGCAATTGCACTACAAGATATAAGGCCAATTAAATTTCAACAACCGACAAATGTAAGTGGTGTTGAAGCGGATTCTGGTGGAGCATCCGTTGGCATAGCAAACTTAACTTTACCCGGAGATTTCGCTTTTTCAACGCAAGGTACGTCAGCAATGAAACCAGCAAATCCATCTTTACAAAATAGAAGAAGACAACTAAACGCTTTAATAGGAAGGGTAACGGTAACAGTCTAATGGCAATAACACATTCAGATTTTTTGACTCAAGTAAGAAACTACACTGAAGTTTCAAGCTCTGTCTTAAGTGATTCTTTAATAGATCAATTTATAAGAAATGTTGAATTAGATATAGCAGGTAAAGTTGATTATGATGATGTACGAAAATACGCAACATCGACTTTTACAGCGGGTAATAGATATGTAAGTTTACCATCTGATTCAATTATTATTAGATCTGTTGAACATATATCTGGCACGACAAGGACATTTTTAGAAAAAAGAGACACAAGTTTCATATCTGAATTTAATCCTACAGATGCACAAGGAACCCCTAAGTATTGGGCTAATTGGGATGATAGTGTTCAAAGAGGAGCAGTAATATTAGTTGCCCCCACACCAGCCGCAGCTGATACAGTTCAAATAAATTATATAAAAGAACCTCCACATTTT